TAGTCTCTAGTCCAAGCTCACTTGTGAGTGATAGTTATCACGCGTATGTGTGATCTTTTTTATTTTGCTGCCCCGGCGCCCCCCGTGATCTACACTCTTTCCCTACACGACGCTCTTCCGATCTCCTACATTTACAGGAACGGTAACCGCGGCTAACTTAACCGTTAGTGGTACGTCTACGTTTGGTACTATTGATGGAGGTACTTACTAATGGAATGGCTTACTAATTTAATTGGCAGTCAAACAGGCAACCTCCTCGCGGGTTTAGGTGGTTTTGCTGCGCAGAACGAAGCAATCAAAGATATACAAGGTTTAAGCAAAGACGCTAGCACGGCTATATACGGGCAGAATTACACAGTTCCTCAAGGTGGCTTGGTTGGTGAAATAGAGCGTCAGTCTACCTTTAAACCTTTTGGCGTGACTACAGCCACAGGTTCGCGGGCAGGGTTTGGCTCTACCGGAAACCTAAGCACTATGCTTAGCCCTACCGAACAAGCTTTACAAGAGCGAATGTTGGGTTTTGGTAGCAGTGCGTTTGGCATGTTGGGCGACCCAAATCAAAGAGCAGCAGAACAAGCTAATGTAATCGGCATGCTAACGCAAGATCCTACACAAAGGGCTACGCGAGAGCAGGAGATTATGAGCAACCTCACAGCTCTGCAAGCACCTGAGCAAGAGCGTCAGCGTCTAGCCCTCGAGGAGCGTCTATTTGGGCAGGGAAGGACAGGTGTTCGCACAGGTATGTTTGGTGGCACACCGGAGCAATTAGCCCTTGAGAAGGCCATACAGGAGCAGCAAGCAGGTTCTGCATTAACGGCTATGGAGCAAGCTCGAGCAGAGCAAGCGTTAACCTCACAGCAGACTCTTGCAGGTTTGGGTGAAACACGCAGTCAACTTGATCTTCTTGGTCAGCTAGGTCTACAGTCTATCCCTGCTGCTTATCAAGGACAAAACCAACTCCTCGCGAATCTTAACCCTGCATTAGATGCTTACAGAACTAGCCAAGCCCTTCGCGCTACAGGCTTAACCACAGGTGCAGGACTAGCAGAGTCAGGACTAGAAGCGCAGCTAGGCTTTGAAGGTCTTGCGGCATCACTTCGTCAGCAGCAGTTCCAAGGTCTGTTTGATTTGCTGAAGGGTGAGCAAGCTGCATCAGCTCCTGCCGCAACAACAGCGTCTTCAGCGGGTGATTTCTTTACTAATTTCGCCAAGCAGCAAGGCGCTTTCTCTTCCAACCCTCAAGCTTTGGCTGCTTATGAAGCACTTTTAGGAGGTTAAATTATGTCGGCTATTAACATTCAATCACTTTTCGCGGATATTATTGATACTCCTGAGCAGCGTCAGCAAAAGATGCTGCAACAGGGAATGCTTCAAGGTCAAAAGCTAACCCAAAATCTCACCGGATTAGCTCGTGCAGCAGCCCCTCTTGCTCAGATGGCAGGTCAGCTAGGCGTACAGCGTAACGAAGACTTGCGCCGTGCCGTACAGCCTATGCTTGGGATTGATCCGCGCACTGCGGGTGAGAAACTTGGCGAGCAGATTCAAGGCATGAACATGTCTACCCCTGATGGGATGCTGAAAGCTGCACAAGCTATTCAATCTATTGACCCTGTTCGCGCAGCCTCTCTTCGCCAAGCGGCAGCAAATAAAAGGCTTGAGCTTCAAACGGCGGAGCGAGAACTTAGACGCCAACAAATTTCAGACCAACAAGCTGCAAACAGAGAAGCCCGAGCTGCTGCCGGTGAGCAGAGAGCGGTACTTGGGGAGCAAAGACAGGTTGCCGATTGGGCTACAGACTTTGTCAATGAAGCAATCGACAGACGCACTGAGGCAGAAGAGACTACACGAAACAAAAACCTGCGCGAAAGCGTTGCCAAGATAGCTGAAAGGTCAGACACTGAGCTTGCTGCATCAATACGCAACTCTGATCTCCCATCTTCGGGTCTTCTTGATCTTCAGATGAAGCTGACAAAAGATCCTGACTTAAAAGTAAGGACGCAATCAATTATTGGTAGCGACCTTATCGAGCAGGGTATAGATGTTCCCGATCCTAATTCGACGTACAATGTTTTTGTTCGCACGACTGAGGGAGAGAACCCTGCCACAAATCCAAGTGATCGTGTAGGTGCTATCATCTCTGATAGTGCGGTTTATAGAACGCCCATCGATCGTCCTCGAAAGTTAGATGACGAAACTAACACTCAGTTGCAAACTATTATAGCAAACGATCCTAGGTTTGGTTTGTTTGATGATGATCCGCAAACTCTGATCAATGAGATTTACGAATACCAAGAAGCCAACCCGAACGCAGGTAGGCAGGGCGCGGTTGATGCTGTGGTCGAGGATCGTCTAAGCGGTAGCTATGCACAACCTATAAACATATTGACTAACAAAGACTTTATGAAAAACCCTCAGGGGTTTATTGCAAATCTGCCTACAGATTTTATTGCAAAGACAGGCTTGTCAAGAGGAGATAATATTCAGGTCAGATTCTTGACCGCCAAAAATATTAAAGAACAAAACCTTGACCCCGAAAAGTATCAGGCAGGCAACACAATTATTACCTACCCTATCAGGGAGAACAAACGGCTAGTAATTGAGAACGGTGTCCCTAAAACCAAAACAACTATTATCCGGTAGGACGTTTTATGGCAAAGCCAATAGACCCTTTAGAAAGCATCGAAGAGTGGGAGCAGATTAGCGCCCCCGCTGTTGCTGTTGCCGAAAGTATTGAGCCAACTGAATATAACGATCCTCTCGCGGGTGTTGAGGTGTGGGGTGGAGAGCTTGTTGAGGAGCCCGCTCCTATCCCTGCCGCTCCTGCCGAACAACAAGGCGGAGAGCTGCTTAGTCTTGAAGCGCTCCGAGGTGTGACTCCCGAAGATCCCATATTAAATGATGCGGAGAATTGGGCGGACACTCAGCCTGTAATTCGTTCGATGCCGGCCAAGAGTGTTGAGTCTAATGCTGATATAGATCAGCAGGACTCTTCGTTCTTGGATGAGTTCATGTACTTCTTTCGCTCAGGAGAGAGCGACGTTACTAACGCAGCCGCATTCCTTGAAGCTAAGTATCCGCTAGGTCAGTTTAAAATTGGGTTAGACGGTATTGATTACCTGTCTCCTGATGAGGCTTATGGCGAAGGCTTTACAGAAGCGTCCGAAGATGTGCGTCGAGTAATGATCAGGGACGCAAAGCAACGCGAGATAGAACAGGACTATCCACAATTTATCGGGCAAGAGCCTGATAGCGGTGTGGCAAACTTCCTTGGTACAGGCGCAAAGATTCTCGCGTCACCTACAACCTTGTTCCCTGTCGGCCAAGGCTACAAAGGCTTGCTAGGAATGGGCGCAATCATGGGCGCAGAGTATGAGGCTCTCTCTCAGATGCGCGATACGGGAAGTTGGATTCCTGAGGACATGGGCGAGGTGGGTAAGGCTGCTGCAATTGGCTCGGGCGGTTCTCTCGTGCTAGGTACAGCGCTTAACCAAGCCGCAAAAAGATTAGGCCGAGTGTCGGCAAAGAAAAGAAACAAAGCTGCCGTTGAAAAAGCGGACAAAGATTTTGATGACATATATGAGGTAGCCGTTGAGCTTCAGGCCACTAAAAATATTCCACCTGCCGAGCTGCCTCAGCAGATTAGCAACAGGATTGGCTTACCTGTAGAGAAGGTGGTCGAAACCCTCGAGACATCAAGCAAGATTTTTGTTGTGCCCACAAAGACTGAGGCGAAAGCATTGGTTGAATTGTCTCGCGCCAACACTATAGGGCAGTCAAAGTGGTTTGATAGGGCGTTAGGTATTGCGTCTTCAAGGATAGCGAGATTCTCAGAACCTCTTGCGCAAAAGTTTCAGAGAATAGAGGGCAGGGTTAAGCAAGCGTCGTATCGTGACACGCAATTAATCAAGCCAACAATTGACGCAATCAATAAGCAGTTGCCTAAGCAGCACTTTGATACCATGCAGCAAATGTTATTTAGTGGCAGCTTTAAGCCTCTCAGAGCTTTGCTGAACAAGCATACTCAAGTTGGGTCAAAAGCTGTGGATGATATTGTTTCACTCCTTGAGTCAAAGCGTGCGGAAGCGATAAAAGCAGGGTTGGATATAGGCAAGATTGAGAACTACTTTCCCCGCATAGTATTAGATCGCGATGGTCTGCGGACATCTAAAGGATTAGACGCTGCCCGCATAGGAGACTACAACAACGCCTTGGATAACTACGCCAAGCGCATTGGAAAGAAAGATAGATTCGGCCTGACTGTCGAGGAGGAGGCAGTCGTTCTAAATAATTGGCATAGACCCGGTGGCAAGGGCGTAGGAAAGTCGGGCAAGGGCGTTACAGAGTCCCGTATATTTAGCACGGTTGGCCGTGATGATTTAAAGTTTTACGAGCGCTATGATAATACCTTGTACTCGTACCTCGAGGACATCAACCGCCTTATCCATACGAAGAACATGCTCGGAAGCTCTGCCAAGCAAGCGAATGGCAAGGTTGCGATTGATGTTGAGGATTCTATAGGCTTGCTTCTCGCGGAAGAAAAGGCGGCAGGTCGCCTAGCTATTGATGATGTGTCGCACGAGGAGCTAGCGCAGTCTATGAGGCTGCTGTTAGCACCACCTAAAAACATTGGTCAAGGCATTCGCTATATGCAAGCCCTCACCTATGGCGAAACGATTACTAGTGTAACGTCTGCCGCTACACAGCTTGCGGATCTACCGCACAACCTAAGATCCAACGGACTTTACCCGACGATCAAAGCGTTGCTCAGCCCGTCTTCATATAACTCGAAGAACGTGGATAGAATCCTAGGTGATATGGTGAAGGCAGAGTTAGGCACGACGGCTAGCACGTTGAACTTTGTCGAGAAAGCTCTTGATGCCGTGCTGTCTAGCGTCTTCACAGTGTTCAAGCCAATGGACAAGCTTACTAAGGGCGTGTTTCTAAACTCATCGTTCGAGAAAGCTTTCGCCCTAGCTAAGACGGACAAAGGCATAAAGAGATTGCGCGAGGATTACGGCGTTCTTTACGGAGAGGATTTCTACTCTCTCATTCAAGACTTGAAGAACAGAGTGAAGAGCCCTTTGACAGAGGAGTTCTTGTTCGTGAAAGCCTCTGAGATATACCCGACATCTAGGGCTGAGACTGTTGAGTCTGTGCTAGAGCACCCTTGGTTTCGCCTAGGAACAATGCTGAAAAACTACACGCTCAAATCAATCTATGATGGCGTGGTTCGCAGAGGTATTGTTAACAACGTCAAGAAAGGTAGGTACGAGGAGGCTGCATACTCTGCTCTTCAGCTTGTCACTGTATTCGCTCTAGCCGAAGCAGGAGTCCAAGAGATCAAAGACTTCATGTTAGGCAGGGGGTTCAATAAAGAAGACATCATAGAGCAGAATTTCTTTGACAGCCTACTGCGGGTCGCCGGCGTCAGTCGTTATGTGATAGATAGGTATGGCTCACAAGGAGATGCGTCTCAAGTTTTATTGGAGACCCTTGCTCCGCCATTCATCTTGCTTGACTCGGCGTTTAAAGACGCCATCAAGGCTTACGACGAAGAGCTCACTTTTGATAACTCGAAGATGGTTTCTTCGGCGCCTGTTGTTGGTAGGTTTATTAAAGCCTATAAGCAAGTAGGCGAGGACGGCCTGACTCAGAGCGAGAGGATGAGTAAAGAGCAAGACAAAGAAAGAAGGGAGCGCGAGATTCAAAGGATGATGGATGCCCGCGCTCGGGTACTTGGGAATTAAACAGTACCTCTAGTAAAGCGCCTGTCATCCTCGGTGATGTCGGGCGTTTTGTTTGCCTCATTCTCAATGAGGAAGTCGCAGAAATGTTTGATCTTGCGCAGATCCTCGACCCCTCCTTTATCGCGCCACCGCGAGATGTACTTGATGATCGCCCCCTCACAGAACTGCATCTCATTCGCGAGGATGTATTCAATAGGTTGAATCTTTAGCTTCTTGTAGTGGTCACCCGCTACCTGATGGTCTGTCGCACTCATACGTCCCACTCCTTAATGAACACCCCGTTAGGCTGCATCTTTCCTTTGCGATCTTTGATGTCCTCGTATGCGACCTGCAAGCATTCGGCTAGCGTGGTCTCGTGCATCAAAGCGATGTTGTTGAGTACGACCAAGCAGTCGCCTATGTCGTCCTTCACATCCAAGCCTTTCGCGAGGTTGTCTGTGAGTTCACCTATCTCTGAGACGAGCTTTAACCCCTGAACCTGAGGGTTGCTGTACTTAAGAATCCCACGCACCTCGCTCCACCGAGTGCACATGTTAATTAGCTGATGGATATTTATGTTCAATGTAAAACCTCCGAAGATACTGTGTGCATGTAGCCGCCTTTGCGGATAAATGTTTTGTAGCGATTAGTCATTGAGTCAGTTGATGTTATGAACGCATGCATCTGTTCGAGCGCCATAGTCATAGTGCATACCGCATCACGGTCATCACCCTCTGCCTCGGTTATAAACTGTGTAACCCAATCATCTAGCTCATCGAGATCCATTACCTCAAAGCTAACTTCTATTTCGTCATCCATTATTTTAGCTCCTTAAATTTACTTACCTCAAAAAAACAACACGGCTCGATGTCCTCGGGATCATTGCGATCAAACCGCCCTGCGATCTCAACCGTGAATGGTTCATTGTCTAACCGTATCATATGTATGCGCTGATCAACCGAGCGCACAGCCAAGAAACACGGAAGCCCCGTGGTCTCTGCTATTCGCTTAGACTCGAGCACCTTGCTCAAAGAAATAAAATAACACGGGAAGTCAAATATGCTATTCGTCCGGCACTTCACTTCAAGGAATGCCTCGACCTTTTTGTCACGGTGCATAGCGTAATCTAACTGCATTTTTCGTGGCATCTTCTGCGCGCTGCACCCCCACTTAGCACATACTTTTGCGGCAACTTGCTCTTCGTTTAGCTTGGACGCTGTGTTTTCGTATATCGGTCTACTCATTGTTAGTCCCCTATTCTTTTTCGGTGGCGCAGGATTAATGCGTTAAACTCGGCAAGCAAATCCTCGTAGTCTGCCTTGTATCGTTTCACGGGCGTGGACTTGTTAGCGATCATCTCTTCAACGTAATCCCTGCCGTACATATCCTGCATCCAAAGCGTGTACGATTGGGCTGCGGAGCCGTGAGCCATGCCCCACATATTGCATGCTCGGCATTGTGGGTGGACGTTCTCGATCGAGAGGGCGTGATAGCTGCTGTTACCCTTCGGGATAAAGTGACCACCCTGCATATCTTTATAATGGTTTGTCACGCCGCACGAGACACAAGAGCAATACCCATTATCATCGGAGGCCGCTAGCCTAGCTAGCTTTTGCACGGCCTTGTAGCACTCCTGCTTGAGCTGTGCTGATGTCTTGGTCTTTGGTTTAGACTTGCGTTTAGATCGCCTAGCTGCCGCTCTTGGCATCCCAATTTCTCCCATCGCTTAGGGCAAGCATGGTCTTCTCTGCCCTGATTTGACTAGCCCGATCCATCCTGTCGTACCGCACCTTGATTAATGCTAGGCTAAAAAACTTCGACTGTGGCGAGTAAACTCCTAGCACTGCTTTCACATCATCAGGCATACCGTACTGCAACTTCTCTTTTAGCGTCATCATTATTTATTCCTCGGGGGCATATCCCCTTAAGTTAACTACGCCTTATATATTGCTTTGTCCAATATAGTAGTCATTAAACACTTTAATGCGCATTATATGACGCTTTGCGACACTTTATGGCGGCTGATTGTAAAAGATATGACGGCCGATCTGCCGTCTAATGGCTCAGACCTAGCCTCGAAGTAGATAGCCATTGCTATGCATGCGACCTCAAACATCGGGCTTCCTCCCTGCTTTCCTGTGATGAAACCCTACCTCAATGTGTCGGCGCTTAGGCTTAGGTGCGCCGCCGTGCTTCTTGCGCACCATGTACTTGCCGCTGAATGGGAAGACGTAATACAAAACCCGCTCATCATTCGCGCACCATTCAGCTTCCTCCAACGCGCGGCTAAAGTCATCGAAGATAATCATTTGCGCGAGGGGAACGGAACGTAAACATTAAACTTAGTGCTGAGCAGGTGGCTCAGGTGCTTGTGTATCTCGTCATAATCCGAGGCAGACACATCTGAGCTAGACTTCTCGCCTGTGACCGCTGACTGAATCGGCTTCCACAAGTACTCTTTGACGAGCTCGGTAGTCCAAGGAATCTCGGCGTCCTGCTTCAGGGTTTTCTTCATGTCTAGCCCCTCGGCGTTTAACTTCTCTGACATCAGCCGGCAGTACACATGCAGCGCGTTGTTCTGCTGCGTGGTTCTAGTCTTGCCCGCCTTCCACTTGAGGGTTACATACTTCTTTTCTTGGTATAGATTCGTGATGTGCTCCACGAACATCTTGAGTGCGTGGTCGCTGTTGACCACCCAAAACTCCCCTTGATTAATATCTTTCATTTGTTCTTCGCCCCTTTAAACGAGATATCAAATACTGTTTTCTCTAGCGAGTGCTTGGTTGAGAATGTTTGCGGCGGATACACTGTGACGCTGCCGCCCTTGGCTAGGTACACCTTGATATCTTCGGCCAATTCCTCGCGTGTCTTATCATTACTCCGTGTCGGCTGCGCCATCTTGTTCTCCAAAACTCACAACCTCATCGAGGGATAGCCCTAGCGCGTTACACGCCTTGATAAACGTGTCGGCTTGCATGTTCTTTTGCGCGAGCAGGTGTGAGTAGTTCGATCTATCCCACCCGATAGCCGCTGCGATGTCTTTGTACAGCAGCCCCGTCTTAGTGTGGGCAACCCTTAAACAATTTCCTATATGAATACTCATTCATGATTTCCTTACTGTGTCAAGGACACGCTTTTGTAAAATCTGTCCGAAATGATGGGGGGCTTTCACCCCCTACCATCGTGTGTGGCACAAGCGCTTCTGCCACACAGGATTAAAAAGGTACGTCATCCAAAGAGATTGGAGCCGCCGGCGCAGATGGGGTAGACGCTCGTGTTGATCCGCCTTCCTTCTCTTTGACTGAAAGGCTAAAGAACTTAGTGCCTGACTTAGATTCTTTCAGCCATGCGTTCAGCCAAAAGTCAGTGCCGCCCACGTTGATTGAACCGTTGTAGTCCGAGTGAGTTTCCTTTTCCTTGCGGTCATTCTTGAATAGCACGCCACGGTTAGTATCGTCAAAGTCTGTCATTTGTTTTTCTCCTTAGTGAAAAATTTATCTACGTTAACTGCAATTAAATCAACGGCTTTCGAGACATGTGTCTCGAGTGCTGCGATGTACTCCTCGTCACGCTCAACACGAACGATCAAAGGTTTCATGTCGGGGTGATAGGACATAAAGTCCCACCACTTCCTGCCGGTTATCCAAAGACAACCCATGACCTGCTGATAGTATTTAGATGGGAGCTTACCATCGCGAAGGTACGATACATGTACCGCTCCGCTAGGGCACTTGATCTCTAGGCCACCCTCATCCCCTACCAATCCATCGGGCGAACAACCTGCCCGCATCGTATCGTGTAAGCAGAAGCCAACCTGCTCAACCACGACATCATTCATAAACTCATAAGCATTCCTAGCGTCGGGCTCGAGCTCAGTCCCGCGAGCCATGTGCTCGTTCTGATAGAAGGGAGTAGGCTCACCCGTGAGATCCTCGGCGATTAGCTGATTGATGTAGCCGTCAGCTTGCGTAGACCACGCCCCCTTTGTCGTTACTATCTTGGCGAACATCGAGGCCGAAGGCGTCGCTAGCCTATGCTTCAACCATTCTTCAGATCCCTGCTCGCAATCTATTTTGCGCATGACTGCCTCCATAACTTTTGCATGTTGGCGTAGTACTCGACGCACTTCTCGCACATCATTTGACTGCGCCTGATCTTCGCTCCACACCCATCACACGGGCGCCCACTAGGCAACGACTTGCTCATAGCTTGCTCTCGAGCATGGCCTTTGCGCGGGCAAACTGAGGGGCGGGCAGGGCTGCAATGGATTCACACTTGAACACCTCGCAGAATTTTGGCAGGTCACTGCCTGTCTTCGTGATGAGTGCGGAGATAGTCTTGGCCTGTGCTGCGGTGACAACCTGTGGCGCTGACTGCGTAGCTGCATTCCCATCGTCATCCTCGGCAGGTATGCCGGCGATAGACTGTAGGGCATAGCGTCTAGCGTAGGTGATAGCAGATCCTGCTGCTTGAGCATCCATCTTTCCTAGCGGTATGAAGAATGATTGCTCGAGCCACTCACCTGATGAGTGCATGAGTCGGGTAGTCACGCCGACCGAGTTCTCGCCGCTGACGGGGAACTGAACATAACTCAGGCCATGTGCTGCGAACGGGGCTTTGACGGCCTCGATGACAGACCCTAGGTCGGCGTACTTAGATTTGAAAAATGGGTTTGACGACCCCTTGATCGCGGCACCCATCTCTGATTGTGCTGCCGCCATCGCGGCGGCTAGGTTTGCTATTGTATCGGACTGTTTCATTTTAGTTCCCCCTTATCGCAAGTGTTCTAGTGCGAGCATGTCTTCGCGTATGCGGTGTATCACCTGCTCATTGGTGGCGTACTGTCGGCTGTAATCTGACAGCGCCTCCTCGATTAACTCGGCTTGCTCCTGCCTATCGCACAGCTCCATGACGTAGCTGAGTGCCATCATGCGAGTGTATTGCGCGAGCTCAGTAGCTGCGTTTAGATCGTTGCGCGAGAGTGCGACAAGCAGTGCGCCTAGTTCAGATGAGTCGCCGTGATTGGTAGTGATCTCATCCCATCGCTCACCTGCATCGGCTCCGGTGAGAGCCCAATCGATTAGCATGTCTTTGTCTTCGAGTGACACGAGATCCCAATCAACAAAGTTCTCGTCTAGGTAATGAGTGATCGCGTGCTCTGATGTTAGAAAGTCTTTAATTGTTTTCATGGTGTTTCCCCTTTGGTTGTTGTTGCTCACCTGTGTGAGTGATTACATTCTCGGTGAAGTTGCTATGCGATGTCAAGCCTTTCGTTAAAATTAAATTTGTAGGGCTTACCCTCGGTGCTAACTAGCTGTAAGCTGTTGTCGTGAAAGTAAAAATTGAATGCGCCTTCGTAAGTTCCGTGCCTTTGTTTCTCTACAATCAGCTTCTGATCGAAACTTTTTTCTAAGTATTCACGCTGCTTTTCATCGAGCTCGACCGACTTCGCGATCTCTTTTAGAGTCTCGCGCTTCTTGTTTTTCCAAACGATCACGAGGTTATCTGACAGATCCACGATAGAACTGCTGCCGCGGACATCGAACTTGCTAGGTATCCACGACTCGTCACCCGACTGCGGCTTGCGAACGTGGCACACGAGATGGATGTGAACATTCAAAGTCTTGGCCGCGTGTTGCAGTCTGTTCATGAAGTCCTTCTCAGCGTTCACGTCGTCCTGTTTAAGCCCCACTTTGGTAAGGCTATCTATCACTATGTGTTTGCAGCCTAACTCCTTAGCAGCGTAGTGTGTGAAGCCTAGGACGCGCGATGGTTCGACTGTGTCTAGGGCGTCGAAGATCAGTATCCGGTCGTCACCATAATCGACGAACCGGTTTATAAATTCTTCGCTCACCTCGCCCACCGCGGCTCCGGCTGCTTGCCTTGCCATGCGTAGCAGTGTTTGCTCCGGCGTCATCTCGAGAGAACAGATAGCTACTCGCGAGTGCAGACTAATGTGCAACATAATCTGCCCAAGAATCATAGACTTACGGTGTCCGTTCATCGAGCACCATAAAGTTATTTCATTCGGCCGCAGTCTGAAGTCGTTACATTTCGCCCAAGGTAACTCCGT